CAGTTGGCAAGGCCAGCAGCTATAAACGTAGACTGCCTAAGTGTCTTGTTTAGAGTTGCTGATGGCAGTATCGAGTCAAACGGGTAACCAGTATTAAGGCTTCCATCTGCTGCATAGTCTGTTTGTGACTCGACGTTGGCTGAGGAGGACGGAGCCCAAGGAAGAATCTGAGTAGTTGCTGTCATATGTTTAACTCAATTTAGAGAAGTCCATTGGGGTCAGGATGTTATCCAATTGCAATGTTGGGTTAGATGAAACATTAACTACTGGAAACTGGGTCAAGACACCGCCAACGAAAGCTGTGAATACGTACCTAAATGGGAAATTGATGATCCCTGATCTTAGGGCTGCAGCGAAAATTTCCCCTGTCTGAGTATCGGATGTAATCACTGAAATTACAATCTGTTGTGGAGATGTGTTCGGGGTAAAAATCACACTCACATAGGGCGTATACGAAATAGGAACGTCTACTCCGTTTACCCCATTTAAGAAACGGTAGATCCTTCTCTTTAACCAGTCAACAGACCAATCGAATCCATCTCCTTTATAGAACCACCAAGTCAACACACGCTTATAAAAGTCATCAGTAATCGTGTAATTTGTAATAACTTGTTTCTGAGCTGATGCTGCAGGAGCCAATGGAGTCGTTACAAAATCATCTTTGTATACGCTTGTGTTAGGTGCCGTGGCTACTGAACCAGTGATTGGCAGCTTTACATCTGACTCAATCGTTGGGCGAGGCAAACCATATAAACCAGCACCCACCCAGTCCAGTAAAGGCCCAGAGAGCTTTGTGTAATCGGGCAGGTTGATGCCATTGAACCAATTCAAGTATCTTTGAGCGATAACATTGTATGCTTCGATCAAAGAAGGAAGATTTTCATCATCCTGATACTGAAGGTACAGATAGGATGGAATAATATTCTTAACACTTGTCGGCTCAATTGGAAGCATGATTATCCCCTAGTGAATGTTACTTGGGTTGTGTCCATAAAGAAGTATCCTTCTTGATCTCCGTAAATAGTCGTAGTGCCAGATAATGGGCTAACTATAGAGCCGTCTATCGTTACAGTGAAATTTAGCTTAGAAAGCTGCTCAGTAGGCGCTAATGGGCTAATAGCTGCAGCCGTCACCGATTGAAGCTCCAGCAAGTTCACGGGCTGGCCAATACTTAGATCATTGATGTAATTTACAATGGCTGGGGCCCCTAAAGCCTGAATAGTTGAATTAGCAACCAAGTTGACTGCATAAGTGTTCCAAGTTACGGTAACAAGAATTGTTTGTTGTACTGGGACAACAAATGGTATCTGATACAAATCGGGAACACTATTAATTGAAACTACTTGGTTTCTAAAGTTAGGCGTTATTAAGCCCCCATTAATGTAGGTAGGATAACTAGTTGTATCAATTGCCGTACCACCTGAAGTGGCGCTGATCGTGAAAGTTGTATTGCTTAACACCGTATTTACGTAGAAATCACCATTAATAGCCGTCATCCCTGTTGCTCCAGAGATATGGATTAACTGGTTAGCAGAATATCCATGATAGAGATTGGTTGTGATGACACCGGGGTTGGCATTCGTAACATTTAATATTTGCAAAGCAGAGCCACAAATTGCATTTGGGTCACCGCACCCAAGGAAGATTGCGTTTGCCACTGCATACGGATCACCACCAGCTACAATTACTTCCCATTTAGAGTAGTAACTGTTGTAGGTAACGCTGATCAAGTTTGGGTTAACTCCGTTTACCTGACCCAAATAATATTTCACCATCTCAGTTGTGCCAGCACAGGTAACTAAGCCTGCTTGCAAAACTCTGGCCCTGTAAGTGTCTGTTGTTTCTGTTCCAGAGCTTGGTGTTCCGGGCTCTGGATTAGTTACTGTTAATCCGACTGCAGATGGCACAGCGCTGGCTACATGCGTTACTGTGTTGGCTGGAACTGCCCATGTTCCAGATACTGTTGCAACACAATAAACCGACTGGCTATAACCAGATGCATCAATTACAGAATTTTCTTGAACAAGATATTGATAGGTACCGTCAGACACAATAAGTCCAGTAGGAATCAAGAATCCCGGAGTACCTGCGAATATTACATAAACACTTGTATTCGTTGATACACCTTGTTGAACCCCGTAAATCTGTCCCAAAAGATTGAGGATAAATAAATTAGCCCCATATGGAGTTACGCTATTAATCAGGTCAACCTGAGCCTGATCAATTAGAGCTAATGCAGCTGTGTCCGTTGAGGCTATATCTTCGATCATGCTCCCCGGCAATGCCGTTGTAAGTCCCGGTGACAACTGTGTCGCTATATCAATAATTTGTTGATTTAAGCTGACAAGAGATTGAGGCTGTGGCCCCGATACGCCCATTACAAGTGGAAGGCTCATTGTGGTATCACCAAACTAAGAATTGCGCCCGAATGCGTTATGATTTGTATATTGTAAACCGGAGTGACGGCTCCATGAACTGTAGTTTGAGTTGTGGGCGTTATTTTCAAACTAGCAAAACATTGTGAGTAATTTTTCTGGATATTCTGGACAGCAGCGCTCGGAAATGTCTGTGATAAGACGCTTGTCTGGGCAGGAATTCCTCGGCTTGCATGAAGAGGAGATTCATTTGTATTAAGTTGCAATTCCTGACATAACGATGTGGCATACACCAAGTCGTTATTGCCGTTAGCATCTGTTGTAACCTCAACCCAAGTATATGAATTATAAGGATCTCCCGGAGTATATTGTCTGCCATATGTCCTCAAGGGGCCAATCCTCCTGTAATTCCTGAGCCCGGCTGCACTCCAGTATGCTGGTGAGCAGTGTACGCTTTTCCGTTGATGGTCAATGTTCCAGTTATTGTAATCCCACTAGAATCAACTACAACCTTATTACTGCCATACTTCAGCGTAATTCCACTATCTTTGTTGATAGTTACGGTGGCTTTCTTCTGAGCATCTCTAAGAACAACTCCATTTGGGCCGTAAATTAGAACAGAACTAGGATCTTCTGATGCGCTCCATTTAACAGAGGAGATCGGCACAAACACCAATACAGAAGAAAGATTGCCGTAGTTTGAGAAATTAGGCGGCGTCTGACTTCCATCTATTTGAGAAGCATAACCAAGACTAACATCTGCTGATATTGTAAATCCTATGTCTCCAACCTGAATTGGATAACGGATGTATTCAGGACCAATAATCGGTATCGTTATGTTAGGCAGAGACAATGGGCAGTTCTGATTCATCTGAAACTGAACAGTCACAACATTGTTTTGAAAAGAAACTACCTGACATGGAAGTTTATGACCCTGTTGAGCCATAGCCGTTTTCACGCGCCAGTCTACAGCACCTAGAAGGTTGGGAACTAACGGTTGCTTTCTTGTGTAGTCGATACTCATCTAGGCCACAATAATTATGTTATTAGAGGCGTAATAATATACCTTTGATGTCGTAAAGATCCCTGCCACTAAATTTATTGGAGCATAAGCGGTGTCTGTAGAACTCGAGATCAAAGGGACATTAGCAATAAGCTTACCGCCAGTGTTGGTGATGTTTAGATAGTATCTTTGGCCAAACAGATTCCACGGCACTATAGCGTTATAAGAAACACCATCCAGAGTCGGATTAAACGTATACAGCTGTTTATTGCTTTGTGTAATTTGATATGTAACAGCCATTATAACCCCACAGTTGGTATAGATCCGTTAACGGCTGATACAGGGAACCCTTGATTTATCGCCGTGTAAATTGGATTTGTATCAGCTACAAATGTTGTTGAGCTTCCAAGTGGCAACGATGTCGATTGTGCAGACTGGATTGCAGCAGTAGTTTGCTCTGTTGTTGATGAATAGCTAAGTGCTGCTGAAGAGGATGACGTAGTTCCACCATTTCCTGCTGTAGCGTTCGTGATGTTAAATGTAGGGAATGTCGTTAAGGGCTGAATAAAGTCCCATTGATAAGCAAACTGTGTTTGGCTTGTTTCTCCAGTCGAAACATCTGTAAGCGCAGTTAATAGGCAATTCTGGTAAATACCGGATGGGGTCAGGACAGTATATGTGCCGCCAGCGTTCGTGTGATTCTGTAAGACTTGCTGCAATGCCAGCATAGTGGACAATTTTGCCGTATATGGCGTTACATCGCTCATGGGGCAATACATAATCATGCTGACGTTTAATGGGCTCTGTATCTGAGCGTTAGCAGCTATTTGTTGCGTATAGAACGGATACATCGATACTTCATTTTTGATCAATGTGCTTCCGGGAAGTGGCTTAAAGGTACAGAAGAACGTATCAAGCCCTTGATTAGTGATGGGCAGGTAATTGCCCCTAAGCAAGTTAGAAACATCGCCCACAGTCAACGACAGACCTTCTGTTAGCCCAACTAATGGAAACCCTATTAGGTTTCCTATCGTGTAACTAGAGAACAATCCGCCACTAAGAAAAATGGGGGATATTTGATAAAGAAGCTGATATGTTGTACGGATTGCACTACTCATGTTGATGTTGCGCCTACCCAATTTGAATTAATGTGTGTTACCCATCCTTGTGGACCCATATCTCTAAACCTTCCAACATGGCGAACCTGAGTTATAGCCATTTCATTGAGGCCTCTGATTAATTGTTTTCCCTGAATAAATCCTTGACCGGGTATAGCGGTTGATTTTATATCTGGCGGAAATATGACAGAATTTTGCAATGTAAGGTCATTTCTCAAGGGGTGCGTTGATTGGACCTCTCCAATAGTTAGATTGTCCCTTGCATCATCATACTGGATATATTTAGTGTTGAATGTAGGCTGACCAACAAAGTCTGAGTTAAG